TGCAGCAACAATTACGGCAAATATTGGTGTTGGAGGAACTTTATCATTCAATGTTGTTGGTGGAGGAACTGGATATAGTAATCCAGAAATATTTGTTTCAGACCCATCATATAAAAATCTACCCGTGGTCGGTGTTTCTAGATTGGGAATTGGAGCAACAACTGATACTGGTAATGGATTATTAGTAGATTTAAAAGTTAGTGGATCTACGGGAATAGGATCTACTTTATTCGAGGTAAGTGAAGTTAAATTCTCAAGACCAGGATATAATTTCAGAAGAGGTGATGTATTCAAACCAGTTGGATTAGTCACTGATGGTTCTTTATCTTCTCCAATATCAGATTTTGAGATTACAGTAGTTGATACTTACTCTGATAATTTTGCTGCTTGGGAATTTGGAGAACTTGATTATATTGATTCTATTCAAAACTTACAAGATGGATCAAGAGTTAGATTCCCACTTAATTACAATTCAGAACTTTTAAGTTTTGAACCTAAAGAAAATTCTCCTATTGAAAAAAATATTAATAATATTCTTATAATTTTTGTTAATGGAGTATTACAAAAACCAATAGAAAATTACATCTTTGAGGGTGGGACATCATTTGCATTTACAAGAGCACCGTTACCAGAAGAAGAAATTGAAATTTACTTCTATAAAGGTGTTGATGGAACTGATTCCACATTATTTGATGATATTATACCAACTATAGAAACTGGTGATGTTGTTCAAGTAATAAGTAACAATATCTATCCAAATACAATAACACAAGATGAAAGAACAGTCTATAACATAACTACTTCTGATAAATTAGAAACTAATCGATATGCTGGATTAGGAGTTGATGAATCTAATTACAAACCTCTTTCTTGGACTAAGCAAAAAACAGATAAGAAAATTAATGGACAATATGTTTATAAATCAAGAGATGTACTAGAACCTTTAATCTTCCCGACTGCAAGAATTATTAAAGATGTATCCACAACAGATACTAAAATATTTGTCGATAATGTAGAATTATTTAATTATGAAACTGATAATGGATATACCGATTCTTCTACTCCATTAGATGCAGTCATTATAGAAGATACTAATCCAGTCACTGCTTTATTTACTGCTTCGATTGATGGAAATGGATCTGTAAATGGAATAACTACGACTAATTCTGGTTTTGGATATTTGCCAAATCAAACGACAATAAATCTGAAATTTGTAGGGATAGGAACAACAACAGCAACAGCAACGGCATCTATTACTAATGGAGTAGTTACTGGAACTACAATCACCAATCCTGGACTTGGATATACAGTTGCTCCCACAATATTTGCAGAAACTCCAAATCTTAATATTGAAAAAATCACAGGATTTGCTAATATTGCAGGATTCTCTGGAATTGTAACTGGTATTACAACAGCATCTGGAGTTGGTGTTCCTTTAGCACTTCAATTTACATTGATTGACAGTAATAACTTTACTGGACTATCGACGGGTTATCCAATTTATATCTATGATACTCAAATTGGTAGTGGAGTCACCTCAATTGATGATTCAAATTCTGCAGTTGTTGGAATTGGAACTAATTTCTTGGACAATGTTTATTATGTTTCTTCTTGGTCCAATAATACAGGTGCTGGAACTACAATTGGAATTATTACATGTAATGTAGATTCAAATTCTAATATAGTTGGTCTTGGAACTACTGGAAGTACATTAAATCCCGTTGGGAAATACTCATGGGGATTATTGGAAGGAGGAACAAGATCTACAAATCCAATATCAATCGGAGTTACTGGAAATACCGTATCTGGATTGACAACATATCCAACAATCCAAAGAAGAGGTATTGGTATTAGAAAAACTGGAGCATTACCTAAAAGAGAAGTATAATTGAAAACTAAAATTGTCTTATAAATATATAAAAAAACTATTAATATGTCCGCATTCGTAACAGATCAATTTAGAATATTGAATGCTGGTTCTTTTGTAGAGTCTATCAGTAATAATTCTTACTATGCTTTCTTGGGGTTATCAAATCCAACTCCAGGATCAGTTGGATTTGGAAGAACCGACAATTGGAATACAAGTACAACTAATAATCCTGTAGATAATTTTCAATATTTGTCTCATTATAGAGATACTAGTTTGTTTGGTAAGAAAATTACTGCAGAAAATGCCAGAAGAGTTATAAGAAAGGTTGAATGGGTCGCAAATACTCCTTATGACATGTATAGGCATGATTATCGTCAAGGAAATGAAGCACCTGTATCCAAAACGGTAAGATTATATGATACAAATTATTATATTATTACAAGTGAATTTAAAGTTTATATTTGTATAGACAATGGTTCTTCTGGATCCAATCCTACTGTTACAGGATCGACAATAGAACCAACACATACTGATGTAGAACCATCTGTTGCAGGGTCTGATGGATATAGATGGAAATATCTATTCACTATTCTTCCATCAGATGTAATCAAATTTGATTCTACAGAGTATATTACAGTTCCTAACAATTGGTTAACTACAACAGATTCTGATATTCAAACTATTAGAGAAGGAGGAAACTCTGATACTAATGACAATCAAATAAAGGTAATATATATCGAAGATGGTGGATCAGGATACACTACAGGTACGACCGCAGATATTTTAGGAGATGGGACGGGAGGTACAGTTTCAATTACGGCAGATAGTGCATCAGGTACAATAACTGATATTGTTGTTACAAATGGTGGAAAAGGATATACATATGGAATTCTCAATCTATCCAAATCTTCCCCCACTGATACTGCAAAATTAATACCCATAATTCCTCCATCAAAAGGTCATGGTTATAACATTTATGAAGAGTTAGGAACAGATAAGGTATTGATGTATGCAAGATTCGACGATTCAACTAAAGATTTTCCAATAGACACTAAATTTGCTCAAGTTGGTATTATAAAAAATCCAGAAACATTTTCTGGAGCAGGGGTAACTTTTACTGGAAATACATTCTCATCTCTTTCTGGTATCGGACTATCAGAATCTAGAAATGTAATTATTGGTGAACAAATAACTCAAAATGTGTCTGGAGCAAAAGGATATGTAGCATCATTTGATAAAGATACTAAAGTTTTGAAGTATTATCAAGACAGATCATTATGTTTTGGAAATAACGTAGACCAAACACTTAGTAACAGTACAACGGATGTAATAGCATTCGATTCTACTAATGATATCACATTTAATACTAGTGGAGGTTCTGCAAGTATTGCAAATCTAAACGGTAGTGTTGTAGTTGTTAATAATAAACAAATAAACTTAGGTGTTACTTTTGCAAATGGTCTTGCAAATCCGGAGATAAATAAAAAGACGGGGAATATAATTTATATTGACAACCGACCCGAAGTTCAGAGAGACACTAGACAAAAAGAAGACATCAAAATTATTCTGGAATTCTAAAAAAAGATGGCACAAAAAACAGACTTAAATATAAGCCCATATTATGATGATTTTGATGGAGATAAAAACTTTTATAAAGTTTTATTTAAACCAGGATATCCAGTTCAGGCTAGAGAATTAACAACTCTCCAGTCCATCTTACAAAATCAAGTAGAGTCTTTTGGTGGAAATATTTTCAAAGAAGGATCTATGGTTCTTCCAGGATCTGTAACTTTTGATAATCAATTTTCTGCAGTAAAATTAAATGAGATCAATTTAGGTATAGATGTCTCTGTTTATATTAAAAATTTTATTGGGAAAAAAATAACGGGACAACTTTCGGGAGTAACAGCATCTATTCAAGAAGTTGCACTCACATCTGATAATGACCTAGTAACTGATATTACAATTTATGTAAAATATGGTGAATCCGGAGACGATGCAGAAGTAGATACTTTCCAAGATGGGGAGCAATTATTTGCAAGTGAAAATGTTACATATGGAAATACTACAATTACGGCAGGTACTGCATTTGCATCATTAATTTCTCAAAATGCAACATCTATTGGTTCAGCAGCATTTATAGATAATGGTGTTTACTTTATTAGAGGAACATTTGTAGAAGTTTCTAAGCAAACACTTATATTAGACTATTATACTAATACTCCTTCATATAGAGTAGGATTAAAAATATCCGAAACTATTGTTAATGCAAAAGATGATTCATCCTTGTATGATAATGCAAGTGGTTTCACTAATTTTGCAGCACCAGGAGCAGACAGATTAAAGATAGCATTAACACTTACAAAGAAAGAAATATCTAATAATACAGATACTGATTTTGTAGAGATATTGAGATTAGATGAAGGAAAAATTAAAAAAATTGATAATAAATCGCAATATAATTTAATAAGAGATTATATTGCTGAAAGAACATTTGAAGAATCTGGTCATTATGCTGTAGATGAGTTTGATATTAAAGCACTCAATTCATTAAATGATCAAATTGATAATGATGGACTATATTTAGAAGGTGAAACTACAGAACAAGGAAATACTCCATCAGACGGCTTAATGTGCCTACAAGTAAGTTCTGGAAGAGCATATGTTGATGGGTATGATGTTACTTTACCTGCAGAAACTGCTGTAGACGTAGAAAAACCAAGAGATACTGAAACTGTTAATAGTGCAAATATTCCATTTGAGATGGGACATTTGTTAAGGGTTAATAATGTTGTTGGTGCTCCAAAAGAAAATGACACTGTACAATTAAAAAATAGACTTAATGGAGGCAGTGTAATTGGTGCTGCGAGAGTATATACATTTAATTTGACTGATGCTGCATATTCTGGTGCAGCAACTCAATGGGACTTATATCTTTATGATATTCAAACTTATACAAATGTAACTTTTAATAGAAGTGTAACGGCAACTGAAATTCCAACTTCCTCCTTTATAAAAGGAAAAAGTAGTGGAGCAAGTGGTTTTGTTGTTCTTGGTGCCCCTGCAACAACTTTAAATCTTTCTCAAACTTCAGGGACTTTTGTAACTGGAGAAAAACTAATTGTTAATGGAATTGAAACTGCATTGGCCGTTGGAATTTCTACTCAAAATACAACTGACCAAATCAAAGCTGTTACAAAATCGGGTGTATCAGGATTTCCAAATTTCTTTGCAGATGCAGTTCTAAGTCCTAAAAAGTTCTCTAATGGAATTACAGAAGTTAATATTGCTGGAGGTT